AGATTGGCGGCAGCTCCGGCACTCAACAGGCAAGCAGACATTCCCGCCACCGCTGTTGGCAGTATCCACGTTCCCGCCCCGGTAGCGATAAACAAGGTTCCGTACATGCCCGCCGCAGTCATGGCTGCTGCGTCCATGCCGTCAGCGTCAGAGGAGATTTTGATCCCGCCCTGAATAGTGCCGGTAGTGGCATGGTTTAAGGCCGACCAGTTAATATCCGTCACGCCGGTATTTGTCCCAACGATGACATTGTTAGCGGTAGAGCCTACCCGAAGATATAAATCCTCGCTATTTGCGCCGAAGAATAGATATTTATCTGTTCCGTCAAATCCGACTTCCCCTGGAGAATCGGGGGTTGCGTCTCCCATTGCGATCCCGCCAAGAGTCAGGGAGCTAAGGCCAAAGGATGCGCTAACCCGCCCGATCTCATACCAGACGCCATCCTTGAACTGCACCGTAAGGGATTCATTCAGGCCCATTGCAAAAGGGCTGCCCTGTATGAGATACAGTTTCCCCGCCGCCGTGGTGAAGGTCAGAGTTTCCGCCGCTGCGTCGGAGCCGTTCTTGATTATCGCAATCGTGCCTTCAACGGCGCTGGTGTCCTCCATCGTCACCGCACAGTTCGCGTCGCCTGTTTGGGTGATAGTCGCATTGACTATGCCGAGGCCAGCGGTAGGCGTGAAGGTCAAGGCGTTTGCCGTGCATGAGGCCGTCTGGACTGCCGTGGGACCGTAAGAGACAACGGAGGTTGAACCAGCAGCAGGGGCCGCGCCGATGTTGCTTACAATGGCTGCGTTGTTTGCGCTGCCAAGCATGGTCTGCACATCCGCGCTCGGCGTGATCCCGGCGTAAGTAGTTAGATCGGCGTCGGCTGCCTGTTTAGTCTCCACTGCCGTCTCAAGCGACTGTATCGCAACCTTTGCAGTCTGATTATCCGCTATTGTTGACCCTGTGAAAGTACCGAAGTGGGTCGCCTCAGAAGCAATGCCAAGGGCTGTTAGGATGTCGTCGATGTGATAAAATGATCCCGTCATTGCTTCAATCTTATCCCTCACCGCGTTCTTGGAGGGGGCTATCCCCGTCACCCCGTCCCATGAGGTTGCGTTGTAGGCGGTGTCGTCTGCGCCTCCTTGCGGCACCCCGTCAATAGAAGTCGCGGCGTTCACCGATGCGGCCATCAGCATTACAGCCGCTATAAACATGATCATTTTTTTCATATTGCCCTCCTTGTCACTCATAATATCGCGTCCCAATCAATTACATCCCGATAGCTCAAGTGCATGTGCAAATTGTGCTTCATCAGGTGGTCGGGATCGTCATCCCCATTGATGGACGCCATGATAATATCTTGCGCCTCGCTTCCGTGAACCTGCAATGCGGCAGCCATCAGGGCCGTCTTGATCGTAGAGTCCATCATCATGAACGCTTTCGGGAAAACCCTTTTGTAAAGCAGCGCGAACTCCATGTTCCGCTTGGCATCAAACATGTTGCTCAAATTCACGGGATCGGTCCATATCGAGACGAGCCCCGCCCCTCCGTCGAGTTGTGTGTTGTTTGTCGCGCCAAAAGTGAAGTAGTGGAAATCCGAATCGTCACCGGCTGAATGCGATCCGGGAGGATGGCCCGGCGCATCTCCGGTCAGTGGGGTCGCATCCACAACCTCCAGCTTCTGAGCTACCCTGTCCGGGTATTCGTAATGCAGAGCCCTTGCGATCAGCTCCAGCGCTGTAATGTATCTGGCATGGAGGAAGTTGCTCTCGGCGTATGTCTTGACAAATCTTGAGTCGGATATAGGAGTTTGCACCTTGCTGTCCTGGACGACATTTTTGAGGATCAGTTCCCGCTTCTCAACGGGATAGCCGCTTACAGACTTTCCGACTTCTCCTATAATTTCTACGATTGTAACATTTTCCTCTGTGAAGGCCCTTGCCCATCCATAAGGAGGCCCGGCAAGGAAACGGGTCTGACACCCAGCGCCGAGAGGGATCTCCTGCGCTCCCGCCTGCCTTCCGTTGCTATGATAGTATTCAATCAGCACGGTCGTGGGCTTGAATGAGTGATTTGTGACATTCAGTCCGGCCCACCACTGAGAATCTTGTAATACGTATGAGATGATGTGTTCTTTCATTTTTTCGTCGCCACCTTGATTGCCGCAATTTCGACGGCCATAGCGTCAAGTTTTACGTTGATCGCCGCCAGAGGGTCGACCGGGAGGCCCTCGCCCACTGGCGTTGTCTTGGCTACCTTCGTATAAGGCGGTTCGGGGTAATTTTCAGAAACCTCAAAAACAGTTCCGTTTTCAATAACCTCTTTCATATCGTCACCTCCTCGTACACAATCTTCCCGGCATAAACATACGATCCGGCCTGATCGATAGTCCCATGTTTCCATAGCCGCGTGCGGACGCGGGATTTGGCGTAGTTAATGCCAAACGGCGTACTGTTCCCGGAGACAGCGGCCCTTACCCCTCCTACTGTTTGCGCCTTGCTCGCACCAACTGAAATGTCGATCACCACTGCCCCATCAACCTCGATCTGCGCCCGCACATAGTCCCCTGATGTCTCCGCAGCCAGATTGATTTTCAGGGGAAATTGCCCGGTTTGATGACCAAGAAACTGATACCGGAATGGCGTCCCTAAATTGATATCTTGAATGTCAGTCCATGTATCAGGGGCAAGAACGTCTATTGCCGTTCCATTCGCATAGGCGACTTCGGGGATTTGCACATTTCCGACCGTGATGATATTGGCCGCGTCAGCGGATGACAGCAAATTCCCTTTCGTTACTATCGGTTCAGTGAATCCAAAGAGTCCCATGATCTCCTCCTATTCGTCGTATTTGATGGGTCCGTTCAGGGATGTGACGATCCATTCCGTGCCCGACCATTCAATCGTGAAACACACCCCGATAACATTGCTGCGAATGTACCCGCCCGCCGCGCTTTGCAGCGTGTGGTATCGAAACTTCTCCGTGCCGTTCGCCACGAATTTCATATAATTCGATTCCGTGACCATGACATTTACTTTGAGGCCGTCAGCTCCGGGGGGAAGATTAAAAACAATATCAGCAACCGACGTTGTATTTGTATAAGTCTTGAATCCATCACAGTCGCCGACCGTCATCGAGACGGGACTCTCCATATCCGTCAGATTCACCCTTGCGTAATATCCGCTGATGACAATCCACTCCGAGTCAGTTCCGGGAGTTTTCGCGGTGACATCCGCCAAGTTGCTTGCAAGCTGCCAATATTTTCCGATATGCGATACCGCATACGGAACCGCCGCCGCGCCGGTCTGATCGGCCCACGGCCCCTTATAGTTTGCCGCCGCCTGCGCGGTATTCTTTGCCGCCACTGCCACCGCCTCGGCTGCAACGACAACGACCTCAGCCGCGTTGACCGTCGTTTCAAGGGCGTTGGCCTCCGTGACGAAAGTAGCCAGTGCTCCCAAAAGGGCATCCCCTTTACTTGCGAATGTTGTCGGATCGGATCGTGACGGCGCGGCGGGTAAAGTTGTGATCGGCATTTGCTCCTCCTACGTAAGCCCCTCGACTTCAAGGGAAAATTCAGTATATTGCGTGTCAGATGTCACGAACTCAAACCGCTTCCAGAATCCGTAAACAATCAGACAGGTGTAATCCTCCGATCCGATCCACACCAACGGAGTCGCCCGGTATAGGGCGAGCTGCCGGAATATCTCATCGATGATCGTGTTTTTGATTATCAAGTCTCCGCTAAGGCGCTTTGAAAATGCCCGTTCCGTGATGGTATAATTCCCATCATCGTCCGCCTCTTTGGTCGAATAGTCCGTGATTCCGACGGCTGCATCCAGCGTCAGCGTTCCGATTTCTGACTTGATCCCGATGACAATCTCCCCGCACTTCACCATTCCGCCGGGGTATGTGATCGTAACTGATAAAGTAGCCAGCAGATAGGGCGGAAGGTTAACCTCAGCAAGATCGGATTGCACGAGGTCAACGGCCCTGATGATCGGTTCAAAAAAGTATGTGTACCAATCGATGACGTTGACGGTCGATATCAGGTTGATGGATTTGTTAAAAACCTCCCCTTCCACCGGATCGGTCATGACCATATGAACGTTTGTGGCGTCCAGATTCCCAAAGAAGGCGCTGTCTATAAGGCCCGGAGTGAAAACGTAATTCATGGAATCCGCTTTCTCTGTCTGCGATCCCACTTTTCCATCGAAGACCTTCCAACGATTCGTTGCGGAAACTTCTTTCCAGTATAACGGGACGGCCAGGGCGCAATCGACAACCGGATCATGGTTCAGATTCGCCCCGGCCAGGGATTCGTAAATCATATGGACGTTCGGCGTCGTGACGATGCATCTTTCCGCTGCGGCATAAGTTGTTCCGCTGTTCCACGCCGCATAGTCCGCCTCGGTAACATCCGACGAAGTCAGAATCGCATCCGTGATCGTTGTGGGGCGAATTATATTCATTATGTCCTCACAGGAGGGGTGCCGACCGTATCCCATTGTTCGGTATAGCCGAGTTGCTTCCCGGCGTAGGAAGCGATCTTTCGAAGCTCGCCCCGAAGTGCCCGGATTTCAGCCACCAGCTCCCCGCTATCCGCCCCGCCTCTCCACTCCGCTGCATCCCTGGCATTCAGTACCGCCTCGCCCCTGTGGGCCGTTATGCCGAAACCATCATAGGGTACATAGTCAAGGCCGTTGCGGGCTTGGAAGCCGAACTGAGTTGATGACGGCGCGATTTTGCCCATTGAATCAGCCAGCCACGACAGGTCGCCGCTGATCCCCTCAAAGGAAATACTCCCAGCTCCACCTTCGCCACCATTGATGGCGTTTCCTATATAGTTAAAGGCAAGGCCCAATGCATATTTTTTCGCCAGGTCTGTTCCAATACTTTTTGCGGCATCGAGAAGCGACGTGACGCCACCCGCCGTTGCGGAATAACCGCCAACCCCGCCACCTATGGCCCCCTTCAAAGCGGCATTCCAATCGCCGCTGGAATATATCAGTCCCGACATCCCCCCCATGCCCGCGCCTATTCCCGCCCCGGCCAAACCGCCCCCGACGTAACCGGCAGCCCCGCCTGTTGCATAGGACATGATGGCAATTGCGAGATACTTTATCCATTCCCCGGTTGACCAAAATCCCTTATTGATGGTGCTCATATCCATGTCTTGGATTGTCCCATCTTCATAGTGGACCCGCCTCATATTCTCACTTAACTGCTCATAACCGAGTATATCGTTGTATCGTAGATTTATAGGCGCTCCAAATTGATCGACTGCATTCCCCGATTCAGTCGTGCTGGAAAATGCGGGAGATGAGGCTCCTTTGGTAAGATACACATTGGCCCAATCCATGAGGGCCTGAAATGTTTCAAGGTTTGGTGGAACAGCCGGGGGGCGGTATCCTAAACTTCTGGCGAGGTCATAAGCGGAGGAGTAAATGTATTGTGGCGTCACCATCCCGCCATCCGCAAATCCCGGTATGTACCCGCCGTTTTTCGCGGCATAGGCCATCGATTGATTGTGCTCCATCACATAGCCCGGACCGCGCGGGAAGAGAAGCTCAGGCCCGCGCTCGCCGACCCATACGGGCTTGCCGCCGATAGGACCGCCCTCCGCCGCAAAGTCTGCAAATTCAGTCCCGGAGGTCCCGCCTCCTGCCGTGCCGCCCCCACCGCCGGTCCCGATTGCGTTCCATAAATCCCAGCCTTTATTGATGATGCCGAGAATAGAGGAGGAGTCGGAAGTCCACGACCCCTTGAACATCATCAGGATGTCGTTGGCGGCGGCCTCAACGATCATGTCGCCGATGCTTTCGCCCAGCTTTGTCAGCATGTTGTCCCAGACGGTTGACCACGCGGCCTCAAGATTGCTAAAGTCTCCCTTTACGATGTCCTTGAAATTAGAGCCGAACGCTTTCGCGGCATCCGTTGAAAACTGTTTCGTCAGATTGTAGGCCGTCGTGCCCCAAGTGGTGTGCGCCGTGGTGATTTCGAGCAACCCGCCCTTGACGCCATCAAAAAAACCATCGCTGGCCTTGAGCCTCTTGATTTCTTCCTTCTCCAGTTCTTGCGTCACCCATTGAGCGACGGCTACCTCATCAACGCCGAGTTCGCGGTATTTCTGCGCCTGAGATTCGATAAGGCCCACCGCTGCCGAAAAGTATTGATCGGCATAGCCCCGGAGATCCTTGTAGATTTCCCGCTCGGCCTCACCGCGTTTTTTGGCACGTTCGATACTATCCATCGTGAGCTTGACGCCCATTTCGATCTGTTGCTCCATCCCGTCGATGGCTTCTCTCGTTGCTTTCTCGTTTTCCCTTATGATCTTATCCGCAGCTTCATGTTCGATTCTCAGTATTTTGTCCGTGCTCACCTTCGCCCAATGAACACCATCATCCCTCATATCCTCTTCGGCTTTGGCCACGGCGAGGAGGATTTTCATTTCATCCGCGTATCTCTTATCGAGCAGCTTTTCGTATTCCTCTGCGGCCTTCTTCCGCGCCGCTGCCGCTTTTTCGTCGATTGCCACCGTCCGCTGTCCGGCGATCCCCATCTTGTCAATGGCCTTGGTGACGTTATCCGTGGCCAGCATCGCTTCCTGTTGCTTTGCGGTCCACGCCATTACCCCTTCTTTGGCCCCCTTGATGCTGCCAGCGGCTTCATCGGTTGCGGTAGCTATGGCTCGCAAGGCATCCGCCGTTCCGGTCATACCGGCGAAGTCTGCGATCCCGGCCATACCCTTCAACATGAGGTTAAGCGGGGTCATGACGAAATTGATCGTTTCAAGGACGGTCTGCCCGGCGGTGAGGAACGTTATTCCAATCAGCCCCGCCGCAACATTCACGCCTTGCAGGGTCTTTAACAATCCGAGGCCGAGCACTTCCTGAATGTCTCCCCACTGATTCTGAAGTTGTTTCCACTGCCCGGCGTAAGTGACAAGGCTGGCCTGAGCCGATCCGCCGAAGCGTTGCTCAAGCTGCTTCATGACCGAATCGAATACTTCTCCCGCCGTTGCGGTCTCGGAAACTTGGATGCCGAGCCGTTTCAGGCCGGTTGTCTGTCCCAAATATGCCTTGCCGAGAATTTCAGATGCCTTTTCAACGGTGATCCCCTCGTTGGCCTTTGCCGTCGCATAGTCAAGGGCCACCCGCGTCGCGTTTTTCACTTCTGCATTCGACATTCCGAAAGACTTCAAGTTCCCCATGACGGCAAGCGTGAAGTCGTCCTCATAGGATGTCACCTTTTGAATATGTTCTGCAAAGTCCTGCATGTCCTTCAGGGCGGCGCGGGAGAAATCCCCCTGATTTTTCAGCGCCATGCCCATTTTGAGCAGAGCCGTTTCGGATTCCATGTAGGCTTTGATGGGGGCTTGAGCTGCGTTGGCTACCTGCTGAAATAGCTGTGTTGCCTGATTGACGCCCGTGGCCATGACCTGCCAGCTTTTCGCAAAGCCATTGATAGAGGTCTGGGCATCGGCCATACCCTGCTGAAGTTTGGCTATATTCGTGCTGATGTCAATCAGGATTCCGGGCATTACCGTTTCCTCAGCTTCTTTTTTCCGCCTGCCGCTTTATGCGCCGCAAAGAGGTTTTCCAGTTTACTCACCACTTCTTCAGGTTTCTGTTTCACTTCCGGCTTCTTATTCATTACCCGGAAGAATACCTCCCACATCGTCAATTCGTAACTATCCATGCTGTTCAAGAGCTGCCGCCGGGTCATTTTGAGTTCGCGGGCAAGGGACATGATGAAAAAATCCCTCCCCCGCAAACTCATTTTTTTTCAATGGCGTCCTGTTCCGCTTTCGATATGCCGTTCAAATCCTGGGCTGCATCGAAAAGCCTCTGGATCGCCTTTGCCGACTTCTTACCGAGAAGATCGATTTCCTTTTCAGTGAAAAGCCGCAATCCCTTATCGTCCGTGATAGCCCTTGAAAGAAGGTTCGCCCGGAAGTTCTTCCGGTTGATATTCACCTTCCCCGCCGAGTCTGTTTCATAGATTGACGCCTCAAACGCATCCCGATCCGCCGCCGTCATTGTCGACACCCGGACATCCCCGCCCCATTCGGGAACAGCAATATCCTTGAACGGCAAATCATCCGCCTTCAAAATCTGATCCTTGTTCAATAGCATAGCCCTTCCTCCCTTGTTTACGATGACACCGGCAGGATAAACTCGCACCCGCTTGACAAGGTGATCGAAATATCCGCCTTCAATGCCTGATCTACTGCCCCCGTAATGCTGAATCCTGATACATAGCCATTGAAGAACATGGCCCCTTTGTGCGTTGTCGGATGGGTTTCAATGATGTCATACCAACGCTTCGTTCTGGAAACCATATCGCTTTCCAGCGCCCGATGGATCTCGGAAGATGTCTCGACGTTGAACAGCACCGACAAAGACACTTGGCCGGGGTCTTGAAGCCCGACCAGCTTTTCCTTCGCCGTACTCTGCAAAGTAGTAACATCAATCACGTTGGCCGTGATGCCTGGGCCGTTGAAACTGACAACCTCTCCGATGGCCTGCATGACATGGCCGGTAAGCGTGACCGTTACCCCGGATGCTTGGGCCGCCACTGCATCATAGACCCCAAGATGCGTTGTCGCTGCGGTGGCCGACGATATGGTGAATACCTTGTTGTTAAGGCTTGCGTTGCTGAAAACCCGCATCCCTGCAACAAAGTCTGTGAATCCGGCCTGCCGCCGAATCTCCTTTGATACATTGTCAAAAGAGATTGTATTCGTCGACAGGTATGCCGTCGTCCCTATGACCGTGCTTTCTCGGCGTATCACTACGCCCTGTGAATTTAATGCCATGATCGATCCTCCCTCTCTTTCGTTACGTCGAGAAGACGACCCCGCCGGAAATGAGAATAGTCACATCGCTTGTCAGCTTCTGATCGACCGCCCCCGTAACCGAAAGGCCGTTGACATACCCCTCCATCTGCATGGATTTCGCCGTGGCTGAGGTTGATAACTGAAGCAGAAGGATGCCCTTGGTCCTGTTAACCATGCACTCCCGCAGAAGCCGCTGACCGGGACTGTCAACATCGAAGTTGCAGTTAAGGGTCATTTGCCCTGCATCGTAAAGGCCGATCAATTTTTCCTTTGCCGTGGATTGAAGGCTTGAAACGTCGATGACATTCGCACTCATGCCCGGCCCGTTAAAGCCGACAACTTCGTCGATCACGTTAGACGACGCCGTTGCCACCGCTACCGTCGTTGTCGTCCAATATGCGATAATTCCCTGAGAGTTCTGAGCCATACTCTTTACCTCCTTTTAAGTTACTGAGATCGCCGCGATGGTCAATCCCGTATGGGTCGTGTAGGTCATCTGCACGCACCCGCTTGAGTCGTTGTAGGCGTCACGGTCAAAGAATCCTGACATCCTCTCACCGCTTGCGCTCACGTCGGCTGTTACGTTAATTGCCACCAGCCCTTTCGGAACAGGGGCCACCTTTGACGCTATAATCACGGCATTCGTCGCCGCTACCGAGTTCTTGATGTGTACGAACGTATGGCCGTCATTTAGAAATTCATCCCCGGAAACCGATGCCGCCGTGAATACCGGTGTCAATCCCGCCGTCGATAAGGTCTGCACTGTTATCCTGGCCATAGGCTATACCTCTGCATTCCAACAACTGTAGTCCTGAGACACCACAAACAGATTGATGTCCGGGTCATATCCGTCAAGATCATTCGTCAATACGTTCTTCATCGCCGCTGTATTCATCGCCGTTCTGACATCCTTCGCCAGTGCCTTCGCTTCCCCGTATTCAGTCGCCCATGAATTGATGACGACATGTGCGTTTAGCAATCCTGAGTATCCGCCCAAATGGTTCACCGGGGCCGCCGAAATCCGCTGATAAGTGATCGCTGGCAGGACAGGGTTTTGAGGCATGACGATGGGATATATCCTCGCATTCACCCGCCGCTTTACCGCCGCATTAGCAGTCAAAACCGTATTAATTGTCGTCTCCGTGTCTGCCATTTCAATCCTCAGTAGCTTGTCAGCAGGTCGTGGGCTATCGGATGGGAAGGAGAGCATCCGCCGGGGAGTCGCCCCGCTGACAAGCCGTTCATTTTGTTGCTCTCAATCCAGCCCTCGCCGCCGCATCGACGACCCCTAACTGTAAATCGGTTACGAACACACTCAATGCCTCTGAATAAGCCCGGTTAAAAGCCGGAGCTATGAACGGGAACGGAGCCACGAATCCGCCCTTGCGCTTATGTCCCTTTTCCACCCATCCTCGATAATACCCAGCACTCGACGGACCGGCTAACCAGACAATCTTCCCGCGAGGTACGCCCTTCTTCTGCTTGTAATAACCAACACTCCTTTGGAGAAATCCGGGGTATCGTGTCCCCGCACTGAATTTCTTGACATCCCCTTTGTCGCCATAAGACCGGCCAGTCCTCCCCCGTACCGGCGTGGCGCTCCGCACAGCCGCCGCCATGACCCGCGCACTCGCCGCAAGGGACTCTGATGCAATCCGGCGCTGCACCCGGTAGGAGAAATCATTAAGGGCCGCACTGACTTCCTCAAGCCCTTCGATTTTTATTTCGACATCGCTCATTCAACAAACCTCGTACACATGATCTGCATTTCCCGGTTGCGTTCATTTACGTTGATAATCGATTCAATTAGGTATTCATCTCGCGTTGCGATAGAGCAGACGCAAGTTGGGCCGTGGACGATTTTCATTTTAACCGACAAATCTGTCCGGTAGCGCATCCAGATACGAACCTCCGCCTCGGCCTGAATCTGCTTGGCCGCGAAATACTCCCGACCTCTCAAGGGATCAATGCTCGCCCATACCCCGCTTGCCACGTCCTGCCAGCGGACAGTAGGAGACCCATAGCCGTCCTGCGTCTCTACCGGCGTCTGAATCGTCACTATGTGTCTTAGTCTCAAGGTCATGGCGTCACGTCGATCAGAACATAAGGGTCAAGGAGGCCGTCAACAAAGGCGTGGGGCAGAGGAAGGATGTTCCCCATTCCCGCCGCCTGCATCGGCTCCCTGAACTCGTAGCCCTGTTTGACCCGCATCTTAATCCAGGTCTCTATAGCCTCCGGGCAGGTGTCAGTTGATGCCGAGGCCGTATAGCCCGCAACAAAGGTGATCACGACAGCATTCGGCGATTCCCAATGTTCCGGCCAATCCTGTCCATCCTTCAGGTAAACACGGGGAGGCTCTGCTTCGGTATCGACTCCGTACACGGTTGAGGACAGCGTGGTTGAATCCCCGGTAGTGGGGTCCAGGTAGGTGATCACCACATCGGTTGATGCAAGTACCGGCGCGCGCATCAAATTGAAGTTGCCGAACTCCGGGTGGGTTTGCCGCCACGTTTCGGGGAGTAAGGCCCGCTTGGTGTAATTTTCAACGTGCTTTCGCGCTCCCTTTTGAAGCGCAAGCAAGAGAGAGTCCTCTTTAGTCTCGACGGTAGAAAGCCCGATGAAGGTTTTCAGGTCCGCTATACTGACCGGCTCGGCTGTTGCGTCGGTTATGAGGCGAAGGGTTTTCATGGCCACCCCCTACGCTTTCACGTTGATTAAAAGACCCCATGCCTTTACATCCGCGCCCGCATCATTCGTCCATGCCGCCGTAATGCGATCCGCGCCATTCAGCTTGACAGGTCTTTCCGGCTGCCAGAGGACATCCTGAACGCCAACCATCGCCTGTGAGAATAGTTTCGTATCATATTGGCTGCCATACTTTGACCGGAGCGTGACGACAAACGTACTCGCACCCGTAACCGCCGCGGAGATATGGAGCTTTACCTCATCAAGTTCTGCGGGGTTTGCGGATCCGATGCCGCCGAAGTCAACGGCCACTGCCATGTTTAAGGATGTTTCCGAATGCGCCTTCGTGATGGGCTTCATTTTGTGCGCCTCCTGTATTTCAAGACTCTTGTTTCCGGCTGTTCACTCATTGCCGTTTCGATGATTTTCACATACCCGCGTTTCGCGTATCCCTCAGCATCACCCCGATTGAAATTCTCCACGTTCCCCGGCTGATGCCACTCGCCGCTTTCGTCCTTGAAGTATCCGGTGACCAAGCATCTCATACCGGGTCCGTCCATATCTTCGTGTCCATGAGGTTCGACCATACACGCTCAATTTCCTTCGTGGCCTCCATCGCCCCGACATATTGCTGGATTTGCTTGTTTGCCGTCTCAAACTGCATCAGTGCCTTCTGCTTCCGGCCCTCCATCGCTTCGAGCATCTGGGTGATCTTCTTTTCCCAGGCGCATTGCTCCCTTTCCTCAAAACCGTACATGAACCGGGTTTTCAAGAGGTCCGCCTGTTCTGGCATGGTGACCTTGATCCCCAGGCCAGTGGCTATTCCTAAGAAATATTCACAGCTTGGGCGCTGCGGCCCCCACTCACTTCCAGTTGACATATCTACCCCCCAGCATCCGATCTCCTTCGCACCTTGCAGAATAGCCAGCGCGATCATGTAGGATACCGAGTTGGTGAAATACCGGCCAAAACGACCGACGATTTCTTTCAGGGGGAATGCAACAGACTTCGGAACGATATCCCAATGCTGCTGCATGTAGACGGGGCAATCCAGGGCTGCGATTGCCTTCAGATACGCCGTCATTTCCTGGCCCCGGAACTCCGGCGACCATTCAAATATCCCAGGCCGGATCAGTTTCCTGCGAAGGAAGTTCCCGTTGACCATTTTGATCGGATGGATCTCAAACCACGCATCTGCCTTCTTGATATGACCGAAGGCGTTATTCATGGCCCATATCTGCCATGATGGATCATTGTAGGGTGCAAGGTTTTTCGTGTCCGAGCACCCCACAATGGCAATCCGTTTGACCGGGGCGGCCACGATAGCCGCCTCCGGTTTTGCTTTTACTGTTTCCTTCCGCTTCGTCATGTTAACCTCCCCTGTGGTTTAATGGTTAAGGAGCCTCGGTCCTGTTGGCGTTGGTTGCCTGATAGCCCGTCACGCAAATAACGCTTGCCGTCACCGCAAACGTGCCGGTAGATTTGAACCGGACGCCGAAATGAGTGTAACTGGCATTTGTCGCCAGCACCTGAGAAGGCCGGAACTCGATGATCCCGCTTTTCTTGATGCCTTCGCAGTAGACACACCCCGTCGAAGCCGAGGCGCCGATGGTCTGGATGTCGATGCCGTGTGCCTCGCCGGGTCCATAAGACTTGCGCCGAATCCTGAGGGATGCTTCCGAAGACGAATCCGCCGCCGTGGTGACGGTGTAGGTCTCAAGATGCGTGCAATACAGCGCAATCGCGGAGGCCAAGTCCTCGATGAGGATACTGTTTGCACTCGCGCTGATCTGCTTGTCAGACATCGTTGCGGCCTCTTTGATCAAGAACGTCGTTCCATCGATGATGATGGTTCGGCTTGCCGCCTTCTGGGCGGTCGCACCCGCCCCCGCCACAACACGAACGGTCTCCCATTCGTTGAACACAAGGGCCGTTGCCTCTCCGAGTCCGATCCCGGCACTTGTCAGGGCGGTGAAGGATGAGACTCCCTGCCCCGCCGTACCGCATACGATGGTAAATGATGCGGGCGCTGCGGTGAAGGTTTTGGCCGTTGCCAGGTCGCCGAGAATCCCGCAATGAACGGTTACTCTCGACACGTCACGCAGCGCGATGGGTTCCGAGTCGGCTGACGAGACCGCAGCCCCGATGATCGCCTGCGTGAGTTTCGCGTGTTCTCCAATAAATTTACTCATGTTCTCAATCCTCCTTTGCTTATGCAGCGTTCAACACGACAAATGGACTGACCGTGTTGCTGGTTGCGCCTTCGAGCGGGAGCGGAGCCGACAGCCAGGGCTTGCCATCCACGTTCCAGAAGGCTTTGATGACGGTTTTGTTGCTGGTGAAAAAGACGTGCTGAGACGCCTCGACAAACGGGCCGCTACCGTCTTTGATCAGGTAGTAGCTCATGTCCACCAGAATAAGGTCGCCGGTAGAGCCGAGAGCCGGGGAGCGATCCGCAAACATCAAAGGAATACCAAGCAGGCTCATGGGGATCGGGTTCGCATAGTTTGTCACGAACAGGTTGAACGAACCGGCGTCACGCAGCGTCAGGAGCTGCGGAAGTGTCGTCTGAGAAGCTACCCAGAGATAATTCCCGCCCATCTTGATTCGGGCAATCATGTTGTTGATGTCCGCCGTCACGATGGTTGAAGCCGTACCTCTCGACACGTTGACCCGCGCCGGAGCGTTGATGACCCCCAGCGGGCCGCCGATGCCGTTCCCGGTCAGGATTTGAGTGTCTTCCCAACCGATGATCGCCTTGCGGAGCTGATTCCCCAACAGACCTGCACACGCCTGCCAGTTGCGAAGCAACTTGTCGGATACAGTGATGTACCCGGCGGCCTCGCCCGGCTCAAGGGAGACTTCCTTCAGCCTGAGGTCTGTCTCGGACTTCGTTCCGCCTTCCGCCGTCTTTGCGATGACGACACCGCCATAGACGTTTTCACCTGCCGTCTGGTCCAGAGCGGGCATGGTGATCTTGCCGTCCGGGGGGTCGCCTGCGGGGATGACGGTACAGCGGGGCCGGAAAATGGCCTGCTGCGGGGTCACTGACAGAAGCGTGGGCCGGAACACTTCGGGAAGGGCGAACCCACCTTCAACGCCCGAACCCATGCTCTGTTCGCGGGTCTCGAACTGCCGATATTCGCAGTCCTGCAAACGGGGATCGTCACGGTTGAACCGCACCGCAAAGATGAACTCCCCGATATTCCGCCATTCCTTCGGGGTGTCCTTTGACCGTTTGAAGTTCGCACGGTAGGGCTTGTCGTCCTTCGCTCGCGCCTGTTCCTCTCGCTCTTCCAGCTTTTCCAGCCGGTCGATGTCCCTCTGGGTCGTGTCGGCCTCGGTTTCGAAGGTCGCGTACTGCGCGGCTTCCTCCGCTGTTAAATCCCGCTTCTCTGTGTCTGCAAGGTCCAGCAGACTCCGCATCTTGGCAATCAGCTCCTCTGCCTTTGCCCTAAGTTCTTTCAACTTTTCCATTGGATACCTCCTTAATTACGCTCTAATTGTTTATATTCTGTGGCGCGGTTCAGGCACGCCACCACGCCGTTATAATCTTCGTAAATTAAATTCCCGACGAAGCAATGATGCCCGCAGTCCAGCAGGGATCGAGGCCCTTCGCTGTGCGATAGCCCATGCCTCACGGGAATGCAGGGAAACGTCCGTCTGGGCGTAAAACGGGAACGTGACCGGAGAGACGTCCCAGAGTTTGACCTCTTCCAAAGTAAACAGGTCCAGTTCCCCGCCCTCGCCCTTCAGCCGTGACTCTTTTTGAATCTCAAACCCGAAGGACATCTGCGAAATGTCTCCCCTGGCAATGCTTATTTTCAGGTCCCGCGCAAATTGCGTGTCCGGCGGGTCCACCTCTATCCAGAGGCCCTTGTCATCCTCACGCATGACCAACGTGCCCGCCTTATTGCGGCCAAGCACAAAGTTCGGATCATGGTTGAACAATGCCCGAACATCGTCCTGCTGAATGGATTTTGAAAATGCACCCGCCGCGATCTTCTCCCTGAACCAACCGCCGTCGCCTATGGTGTCGAACACCGCCGCATGGCCAACAATCTTTTCCGGCTGGTCGGCTTCGCGCCTCTCGATTGCAAGGCTGTCAACGGCGAAGGTTCGACGCTCCATTTTCGCTTTCTCTCGTTCAGGCATTGTCTTTGTCTCCTTTGGGCTTAATCAGTGGTTCTTCCTTCTTCGGCTCCGGTTTCTTCCCGGCTTCTGTCATATTCATCGGCTCCAGATAGATTTCCCCTTTTCCATTGGGCAGCGGGTTAAGGTTTTCCTTCGCCCGGATTTCATCAACATTCATCCATCCCCACTGCCGGGCCGTGGCGAATGCCTGGTTGCGCCCCGCTGTGTCGCCCCTCAACAGGCCGTCAAGGTTGAACTCAAAGAAATACCGGACCCGCTCCCGGTCGTTCAGCAGGTAACGGTTCATGGACTGTTCAAGGCGCACGCACCAGGGCCGGATAGTGAACATCACAAAGGCGAGGAAAAGCTGTTCCGCCGAGGCAAATGTCATGGTGTTTGTCGGATGCCCGATCATGATGGGCGGGACGCGGAAGATTCGGGCGATCTCCTCAATCTGAAATTGCCTCGACTCAAGGAACTGATTGTCCTCGTTGGACATCCCGATTTTGACCAGCTCCCCGCCGTTCTCGGTTATGATCGACTTGAATTTGTTTTCAGGTTTGGCGTATTCGGCGAGGCTTTCCTTGAGGAACGTCCGCGCATTTTCTGACAGCACCACCCCGGCGGGGAACTTCGCGTTCAGGCCGACGGATGCCATGTTGCTGAAAAAACGGCCACCATAGTCATCCGCCGCAAGGGATAACCCGACGGATTCACGGGCAACAGAGATAGGGGAGACTCCCCGCAAGCCTTCCGGGGTCGATCCGTTATATGTGCAACTGATCGGCATATTCTTCGTATGCCAAATCTTTTCAGCGTCAAAAACCTCCTCTTTGTTATCTTCATGCTTGTATTTATAGACAATCTTCCCGTCGACCCGCTCGACTTCCATGCCGATAGGTCTCAGCGGGATCAATTCCTTAATTTTCCCCGATCCGGTAAAGACTTTTTCGTTATAGGAATCCCCCCTCAAGGCGATATGGGCGACAAGCCCTTCCCGCCATTCAAACGAGGTCATATAGTCATTGGGGGCATCATGCAGCAGGGAGTAGAGAGAGTGCTTGTAGGCGTGTTTTTTGCCTTCCCCGTCACGCTCATAGAGCATCAGAGGCAGGGAGGCGATAGTCTCCGCCAAGACCTTGACGCACGCATAAACGGCGGAAACCCTTAACGCGGAGTCCGCCGTGACGTTTGAACCTGAGGCAGTTTTGCCGCCGACTATTCGGGCAAGCCAATGGTTAGGATCGGAGATACCACGAATTAAGATTGCGTCTTTTATGTTGCGAAGTCTTGACCCAAAGGACATGGAATATACTCCTTTGGGATATATGATAACTTGTGGTTATATTGAATTGATACAGACAATAATGGGATAAAATATAGACAAAATGAGACATTCATGAAGACATTATCTGTAATCTCCACGAATCAACCATCTTTTTATCTATAACCGGATGTCCTGCTGGGTCTTTTTGAACAGGAAGAGACCTATCCTTTAGGTAGCGTATAGCCGTTTTTTCACTGACCCGCAAATAAATGGCGATCTCCTTCCACCCCACGAGGATGCTTTCCATCTATACCTCCTTTTCAGCGTAGCGTTTTGTTCAGTTTTGGCTGGTAAAGATCGATCATCTCAACTTCCTGAAGATCGAGATACATAGCCGGAACGTTCATATAAAATACCCGGTCGAAATCCTTCAAGGTAATGTGTGTTCCAAGCCTACTCGAAAGGTTTATAGATTTTCCGATGTAAACTACCTCATCGTTTTTGCATAGAAAGTATATACATGGACCCGAGGGGGCAAGAAATATTTCGTTTACCGGAAGTGATTCAATCGAAGCGGGGACCGATCTGTTTTCGTAAACGTATATGATTTTTGGTCGCAGATACTTGCGGACCGCTGACTTTACCCCATGTTCTATATCGTCCATGACAATTTCATCAACGGCGGCCCTTATTTTTTTCGTCATCCTGTCTCTATATTTGAAATCCGATAACATAGATTCGATGATGCGATGGATCTTTAGCCCCACCTTATCATCCAATAATTTTTCCGCCTGTTTCATTACTATCGCTTCAAGTTCAATTTTTTCGGTCATTCATCACCCCCGCACAAAGATAATCGCTTATTTTTTGCTGAATTGCCGTCAGGATTATTTCCGATACCTCCCTTGTCGCCGCGCCGTGTAAAAGGTAAATGAGGTCATAGTTTTCTTTATAGGCATAAGCATAATCGGCCTTTAACAGCCCCGATGTGCCGTGAATAAAAACCTTGATCCCCATTCCTTTTGCAAGACCAATCAGATATTCGACCGACGGCCGCTGGTAATAATATTCGTTACCGGCAAGGGCGACACCAAAAAAACCTATTTCGTCCGCGCCCTCCTCGATTGCAAGGGCAACCATCCATGCAAGAGAACAGCCGAAATATCCCCCATATTTCTTCATTATTTCCCGGAAGGGAAACACCACAGACTGTTTAACTCTCCCGTATTTCCGGCGCATATAGACTGGAATTTTCAGGCCGTTGAGTTCTTTTAGGTATCGGTTTATTCCTATTCCCCCGAACGTCGACAAGCCCCGCCGTGAGAATATACCCCCCTGGCACGAAAATTCGTGAATCTCAAACCACCGCGAAAACCTCACGGCCGGAAAGCTCTTGTAAAGATTATTGACACTCCATAAATCCCACTTCTTTTCATATCTTTGCAATTCCGCTTGACTTATCGCCGCTCCAACGATTCCGATTTTCATTATGGGTGCCTCATGAAAACGATGTTCTCAGCGTCTATGCCTTCAGCGGCCCTTCTCTCGCGGCTGTGGGGCGTCATGGTATTGAAACGATTATCCGTTGTAAACCCGGCTTTCAGCATAATCTCCATGATCGGCTCTTTGCTGGCCTTTGATACTTCAATCAGGGCGGACTTGATAACCGGGAGCGTTTTCATCATCCCCTTGACGACCTCAAGCTCCTGCCCGTCGATGTCGATTTTGATGTGTGTTGGATTGGGAAAATCGAAGATATGTTGACCGTGATACTCATATTCACGCAGATAGTCGATCCCGCACATTAGAATATCTTCGCCAACTTTTCCTACCTGTCCCCCCGAATACCCAGACTCATTTCTTTCTGTATAGAATTTAGCTACGCTGGTGGGTTGGCTTCCAACTGCCATCCACACGGAAAAGATTGAACGAAATCCATTGATCCTAACGTTATCAGTGAAGCTGTCAAAATTACCGGGCATCGGTTCAAACGCATAGATAGATATCTCCGGAAACAGGCTGGCCGCATACAACGAATACACCCCCACGTTCGCGCCCACGTCAAAGAAGACATCATGGGGGGAGAAGGATTCGATCCACGCGATAGTCTCCGGCTCCTTCGTCCAAAAAGTCTCCGCTCGATATTTTTCCATCGGTGTTTCTGTGCGCATCTTGAAGGGTAAGGGCTTCATAATTGCCCCCTTATTACAATCAACTCATTGAGGCAATTCGCTATGATCACTTTATAGGGATGAATAAAATCATCGGCTCCCCAGCATTGATCGATCACAATCTTCCCTAAGTGCATAATAGCACTTTGCACATCTTCCTTAGCTTTTTCTATATGTTCCGTCGCTTCGGTGTTGACGCTCATCTCCTCATTCCCTCCATTTCCCAGCATCGGATTGACACATAGACCGGCCCCGTGGCCTCATTGACCGCCCACTCCATCGCCGCCCGGAGCTGATCCGGCGTTTCAGGCACAAGGACGGTCATCCCCGGCATGGTTTTCATCAGCGCGATATCTTCAAGGCACTCGTGAGACGTTCCCGGCCCCGTGGGGAGCATCCCGGCCATTGCCCCGACAAAAACGATATGCCGCCGTTCGAGACAGGCGTTGTAGATTTGCTCGTTTGCCCGCCGACAGAGGAAAGCCGCGAAGGAATGGACGATGGGGACGAATCCCCCCGCCGACAGCCCCGTCGCCATGCTCACCTCATCTTGTTCGGCTATGCCGCATTGAATGAAGCGCTCCGGGAAGGCTGTCTTGAAGGCGGCCAGCCCGCAGTCCGGCTCAAGGTCGGCGTCCATGACCACGACACGCGGGTTTGCGCCAACGTCCACGAGGATGTCCGGGTAAGCTTTTGCAAGCTCATGGACCGGGCAGGGGCGGGGATAGGGTTGTTTTTCGGTTTCCTGTATCCCTACAAAAGGAATCCGTTCCCGTATCTCATGGACAGCCCGTCCATATAGGCCAGGGGCAAGGTCGCCTGCGTGATAAGCGTTGTTGCCCTCCATGAAGGAAATACCGGACCCTTTCGTGGTCTTGTGGATGATCCACTCAGGCGGGAACTTGAAGCGGTTATTGAATCCCAACGCATTCGATAGTTGGAATCCGTTGTAATCGAAATGGACGATCACCCGCGAGTCCAGCCGTTGAAGCGCCTCCCAATTCTGCCCCTCTTGCAGCTCCCCGTCACCAACAAGGACGTGAATCTTCCGCTTGATGCCCTTCATCCGATCCGCCGCCGCGAGTCCGTTGGCCTTTGAAATCCCCATGCCAAGCGATCCGGTGTTGAACATGATCCCCGGAACGTCAATAGTCGGATGTCCGGGCAGTCCTCCGGGTCGGCGAAAGGTATGGATGCTGTCAAACGGGATGATCCCCTTCGCCTGAAGGATGGCATAGAGGGCGGGAGCGTCATGGCCTTTCGATGAAATGAAGACGTCGTTCAGGCCCATGCTGCCAAAGAAAAGAGGCACCATGATGGTCAGAGACGACAGAGAACCGCCGAGGTGGCCGCTGCCTGCGGCTTGGATCATATAAATCAGATTAAGCCGCAGCGCATCCAGCATGACGGCCTGATCCGTGATCTTATCGAGTTCCGCTTTTGGAACATAGTAGAGTTTCATCGTGTTTTCACCTCATAATCTTTCATTACAACCCCGTCTTTATTTTGCCCTCTAACGTGGGGTTGCCACCAATAAAGTCCGGTATAGTGTCCAAACAGGGGATGCTCCGCCGTGTATTCCTTGAAGTGGCCCCGGCATAAGTGGACACGGTTATGGGATAACGGTTCTGTTGATTCGTGGTATCCGCGTTTTTTGGAGGGAACGACTACGTTCAAAACGTGATAGTCAAAAAGCTCTTGTTTGCCTGCCTTGCGGCGTTGCTTATTTAAGACGGGCGGAGCTAACACTTTTTCGGCCTGGATATTTTTACAATTCAATAATCTCAGTGTAGTATAAATCGTAGTTAAATCTCCCCGGTCTTCGTCTACCTGTGCTTCCCATCCTGATTGGGATGAAAACCGGTTATCATTTATATTAGGGCAGGGAATAACTCCGCATCGGTTATGGATTTTTTCTGGATACCTTCCCATGCTAATTTTCTCGAATCTTTCTCCTAATGATTTTGGCGCACCTACATTGCAATAGTATGATGCATTCCCTATCATCCATGTTTTAGTTACTCCATGAAACCAAAAAAAGAATATATTGATAAAATCATAGGGTAATGAGGTTATTAGAGCTGCTCTTTTATTTGTCGGCCAGAGGAATACATTATCAATCATTTCTGCCTTATCTCCGTCGCGGGCCCTAGTATAATCAACCCACATTTTGGGATAAGGAAGTTTAATTGGGTTATTGTCAATAAACATCTGCTGCCCGAATAATGATTTCGATAACTGTATCATGTCATCCATCTCTCCTATATGAAATTTCTGTGTATTTCTTATCATATCGGGGAGTTTCCGGAGAAGCATATTAACAGGGTCAGTTGGTTTAAGGTTATATTGCGTGGTTTTTAAGTCCTCAATCACTTGATGCGCAAACATCATTCCCTCCCCATCAGCCATTCGGCGAAAAGTAAATCTCCCGGCGTGTTCACGTCCCGCCCCTCGTTTCCTTCCGTGAAAAACGGCCTGATCCGCTGCCCTGATACATTGTTATACAGCTCAAGCGTTTTGGTCCATGCGACATGGATGCAACCGTTTTGCACATAGACGTTTCCAAGGGATTGCGTCGATAGGTCATAAGACGGGAACCCGTTGAAATCGATTTCGTCATACGGGTACATGAACACTTCGCCCACTTCCCATGATTTCAGCGGGTGCGCGGACGTGCGCTCAACCGCTCGCATGGAATCGCACGGCGTAAGGCTGAACTCCCGCATGGCCCGCTTGATTGTCTCCGCTGTCCTGAATGGGGATGTAGGCCGGAGGATCACGAAGACATCGAAACCCGGAAAGGCGTCAAGGGCGTGTTTCACCCACTCATAGTCATGCGAGGCGTCTTGACAGAGCTCGGCGGGTCTCTCGATAAACGACACCTGCATCCGCGCCGCCAGCTTCGCGCAATCAAGCCAATCCGTTGAAACGACGATCTTCTCAAATATCCCTGCATGGGCCGCCCCTTCAATCGCATATTGCAGGAGAGGCTTGCCGCCAAGCATTGCCATATTCTTGCCGGGAATGCGTTTGCTGTTCTTTCTACAGGGGATCAGCCCAATAATCTTCATGACCCGATTCCTCCCCCCGTCGCCTTCTCTTGCTGCGGCACTCCGTAATTGAGCTGGACCGTCTGCGTGATGGCCGTTCCTTTCGGCCCCGGCTCCGCCATGGCATCCACCTTGATTGCAACGATGATATGGCCAGTCTTTTTCAGGAAGTCACCCAGCATGGCCGCAATCTTCCGCGCCGTGAGCTGGGCAACTGTTGCCGGGTCCGCTGGTGCTTGTGGTCGTTTCTTTTTCACCATGACAATAACCCTCCTTCCAGATTGCTTGAATAACGATAATATCGGTGGCTATAATGAACATGGCTATGACATTTCATGCAAAGCGTGATTAGGTTTGCAGGGACACAGTTCTTTTTGTTCGCATCTTTATGGTGAACTATAAGTTTCGCATTACTTTCTCCGCAATTTTGACACATCATATTATCCCTTTCTTTTATCGCTTCTCGTACTTCTTTCGTCCATTCCTTCTGTGGATACCCATCCTTGCGCCCACCCGTCCAGTGGGGATGTTTTTCTCCACTGATATAAAAGCTGATTAGCTTTTTCTTACATGCCATTGAACAAACCTTCGCTCGATTGTTCTTTAATACGGTCATCGGTGCATAAAATTCTTTCAAACATATAAGACATTTGACTATTTTTCCGCGCCGCATTGAACTAAATAGGCATCCTCTGCTACAAAAACGCGCATTGTCGTAGGACGGAGTAAATTCTATGCCGCAATATTCACATTTGACCGGAACCCTATATTTCTTTTTCGATTTTCCATGACAATATTGAGAACAAAACCTTCTCATTGCCCATGATCCATCTGGTAATTTTACAGATGAATACTTAAGCGTAAAAGGATTGCCGCAATATTCGCAATTAGATAGCAAGGTAGCCTCCGTCAATCATAATGGTTTGCCCCGCAAACTCCGGGCAGGTTAAGGCAAAGACCAGCGCCGCCTTCGCCGATGCTCTCGATACCGGCCTTCCAAGAGGCACGTTTTTCAGATACTTCTCCAAGAAAACCGGGTCGAGCTTGCCGCCGTCATACGCCCCAAAACCAATGCAGCAAGCGCGGATACCGAACCGGCCATACTGTACCGTGAGACTCCGGGCGTATTGTTCAAGGGCGGCCTTGCTCAGATTATAAGCAACGGGCTTTTGGAACGCGCCTTCATAGTTGCGATAATCCGCGCCTACCCGGCCCATAATTGACACAATCCCGACAATCACCCCGCCACCGTTTTCGATCATGGCCGGAAGAAACGCGCTGACCGTGTTCATGGCCCCGATAAGGTTGACATCGATAATCCGGCCAACATCGTTGTGGAACCTCGCAACGGAGCCGGGGGGCGAGTCTATCGCGGCATTCAAAACGACCACCGAAGGCGCTCCCTGCCCCTTGATGCACTCATATGCCGCCGCCTCGACATCCACCATCCGGCTGACATCGCACTCAGGAAGGTCGATCTTGAACACATCCGCGCCCATTTCCACCAGCGTGTCGCACCAGACAGGACCAAGCTGGCCACCAGCCCCGGTGACGACCGCCACCTTCCCGGCCAGCGACCTGCTGTCAATCGCGCCCTGCTCCCATCCGATCATAAATGTCCCCCCTTCCCCTTCAATAAGTTTCTAATTTCGCTAATTTTCGCCATCGTTATCAACGCCGCAACCGTCGAAATCAATAAGAGGGCGAAGATTACCTTCAGCCAGTAAACCACTTCCGCCATACATCCCCCTTTCCAAAGCCACCCCCGTTGACAGGTCGGAAATGAGCGCCTTCCCGATGACTTCCCCTATTTCGTGCGGCTTCATCCCCCCGGCCGGAGACTTGACGCACAAATCGTCCGATTTAATGACTGTCCCTGCCTTTAATGGCCTTATCAGATAGACACCCTTCCCCATCTTGGATATAAACCCTTGTTTTTCGATCTCAAGCGGCTGTTTTCCCCCGTTTCCCATCATATCCCGGACCCGTTTCACGTCCTCAACGGCCTGTGCAAGCCCTTTGGGCTCCAAAGAAAAGCCGTGATCCGTCCCCCTTGATGCCCGATTCAGCGTGAAATGGACTTCAAAGATCGACGCGCCGAGCGATCGCGCAAGAATCAGCGGCAAAATTCCCGGATGATGGGAGCTGAATCCAATCAAATTCTTAGGGAAAACGGCTCGCAAAGCGCTGATTGAACGCAGATTTACAGTCAAATCCGTGTTGGGATAGGTCGAAACACAGTGCAAAAGGGAGAAATTGTCATTGATTTTGCTGATTACCGCCACCATTTCCTCGATTTGGGGCATGGATGCCCCCCCGGTGCTGATAATCATCGGCTTGCCATACCCGGCAACGGTTCTGACAAGAGGGATATTCGTCACGTCGCAAGAGGCTATTTTCCAGAGAGGCACGTCCAAACGGCGCAAGAACTCCGCTGATTTTTCCTCAAACGGGGTGGCAAAGAACAAAACGCCATGCTTTTCAGCCGTCGCCTTGAATCGGATGAACTCTTTCTCCCCGAACCAGTCCAAAGCCGCCCGATGCTCGCCGTATGTCCGGCCATAGCTGAACTCGTTTTCATAGGGCCGGGCAAGGGCCGTCTTTGTGAACATGGCCGCGTTATCCCGCTTCTGCAGCTTGACTGCATCCGCGCCGCATTTTGCCGCCGCGATTATCATCTTCTCGCAAAGGTCCGGGTCGCCGTTGTGGTTTGAGCCGATTTCAGCGCAGAAAAAACAGTAGTCGTCGGTTATAACGTGTCCAGCTATTTCAAGTTTTCGCATAAGCCCTCCTTAACCAACACTATTTCGCGGATAAATAATCGGCATGGATTCTTTAATTTCTTTAAGCCCTGCTTCTATATCGATCCCCCCGCACCGAATTTCTTCCAACTTATCGACGATTTCCTGCTTCATTAACTGCAACTCATAGATCAGGTTCTGTAACTGGTTCTCCGTCATAACCCCTCCCATATTAGATGATCTCGAAGCCGTGCGTTTCGTATGGACTGATTTCTCCCACCGTCCGCAACATCCTATCCAGGCCAAGCAGAATTCCGATGATCCCGTCAATCTTCCCTTGCGAGGTAGCCTTGTTTGGTGACTTCCCCCCGCCTGTTGGATTTATCTTTACGCTTACATTGTCGGCCATCCATCTAAGAACCGGATTTCCGCCGTGATTGAGCTTCTTCAGCAGGAGGAGCCGTTCAAATTCCTGGCAAGGGCCGTTCATTGAAACCCACCCCATCCCGCAAGCGATTACCTTTGGATTCTTCACGTCGCCGCCTAATTCCTGGTCGAGCTTTTGTGAAAACTCATACCCTTGAAACCCCCGGTCAACCGATATGCTGTTGATGCTGAATTTGAGATTGTCGGCTACGATTTGCGCCCGGATGAAATCATAATCCATTGCATCGCCTTCTGTGGTAAGGAGAAACCCCTGCTTCTGCCAACCCTGATATTGATCCCGATATTTGTTTTTCGTGTCAAACAGGCGAGCTTCCGGGCACCATACCCGGATTAAAATGTCGATCAGGTCTTTGTCTTGAAGATCCGGGAAGAGCATCACCCATATTGTCAGGTCGGAAACGGCGGAAAGATCGATCCCGCCATAACAGGGACGGCCGGCAAGAAGCTCCTCCGTCACCGGACGGATATTATTCCGATCCCAAAGAGCAAGATCGATCCATCTGTTTTCTTGCTGGGTCCAGACATTTAGGCGCTTTGTCAGGAAATTGTTTTGGGCCGAAGGCATCTGTTTGGCGATCCGGGCCTTATCTCTCATATCCTCGATCTTTGTCATGTATCCCGGTATCGGATTCCCCTTCCCGTCTATACCGAACCGCTTTCCGCTTTCCGTGATCCCGATCAGCCCCGGCGCCGCCTTTACCCAGCAATCCTCGTTTGTCCAGTCATCTTCGGCCTGTTCGCCTGATTTGACTTCCTCCTTCCGCTCCTTGAGGTCCGGCCAATCCTTTTTTGTGTCCAGGGTGTAGATGATCCCGAAGAATGAGTCGTCTTGAACTGTTCCCTTAAGAATTTGCGTCAGGTATTCCCGCGTTTCATAACAGATCCCGGTCTGATTAAATCCCGCCGTGGTGATGATCAAAATCAAGGGCTGGGAGCGGGCGCCTATGGAGTCGTCTATCAAGTCATGAACTTCCCGCGTCGGATGGGCGTGCAGTTCGTCAAGGCTGGCAAAATGAGTATCGAGGCCATCAAGGGATTTTGAATCAGATGCAAGGGGTTCACACTTAGCGTTCATTTCCGCAATCGACATATTGTGCATCTGGTATGTGACTTTTTTAGCGAATCCTGAATTGATCGTCAGGTTTCGGATATTCATCCAAACAATCCGTGCCTGATCCTTTTTGACCGCCGCAGCGTAAATCTCAGCGCCATGCTCGCCGTCGGCGATAAAGAAATAGGCGCCAAGCCCGCCCGCGTATGTCGATTTCGCTCCCTTGCGGGCCATTTCAATATATGCCTTCCTGAATCGGCGCGTCTTGTCCTCCCGATACCACCCCATCAATACCCAGGTAATGAACATCAAGTGCGGCGCAAGGATAAACTCTTTCCCCTTATATTCCTTCCCTTTCCATAGTTTCAGGAAGGAAAAGAACTTGACGGCGTGCGCGGCCTTGCAACGGTTGAAGGAAAGCCCCCTGCTCGGCCCTTGATCTAAATCATTAAGGTGCCGCTGACAAGCCAGCTTAACAAAACGGCAAGCCATAACCTTTCCCGACAACACGCCGTCAATATAGGCATGAACCTGTTGCTCGATTTTCTTTATGTCGGCTTCCGGCATCATCCTAAAAATGCCTCCTCTGCAGACTGTTTAGGTTTTGCCTTGAACAGCCCCGCCATGCTGTCAGCAGTCAGGCCCCACGACTTTTCAAGCCGATAGACAGCCACTGTTAAATCCCTTGATAACTTTGAATATGCCGACTCCCGGAAACTGCTATGCTCCTGGCCGGACTGATCAACGAACTTTGTCTCCTGGAGAAGCGAGCGATTGTTTTCATCCAGAAAACGGTTCACCTCTTCAAGCCTTGATTTCATCTTTAAGAGGACCAAAAAAGAAGGGACTGTCATCACGGTCAATTTCCCAATCTCTGAAAGCGGCGGCGCCCAAATCTTCCAATACTTCTTTTCAAGTTTCGACAAACCAGGAGGACAACGAAGAGATGCAATCGGAACCTCATGTTCTGCCGGCAAAGGGCGCTTACCGGGATTCCCCCGGCGTGCCTTATCTTCTGATGAAATCCTGTTCCGTCCCATTATTCCTCCGTTTTGCGCTCCCCCGTGCCCTGAAATTTTGCGTCAATGAATACGTTGG